AATGGAGTTAGAGAGAAGCTAAATGATTGGGGATATGGATGTGGAGATTGCCCCGCTTGTGATTTAAGAAAAAAAGGTTTCTACGAATTTTTAGCAAAGAATAATATTCAACAAGACGGAGAAAAATTCAAAATAAAATGATATTATACTTTGCCGGAAATGTAGGGGGCTTCAGACATAAAGAGAGTGCGATGGTTTCGGCTGACGCATATAATAATTTAATAACTTTTCACGATGTTAAACAAAATGGATTAAAAATGGAATTATATTTTGCAGGGGCAGAAGCCTTCAAATCAGTATTGGAAGAAATGAATACAACAAAAGAATTATTTTCTTATTATCATATTCCAAAGAGTAGAGCTAAAGATTTATTTGATAGACCTAGGAAGATTTTTTTAGACTCTGGAGGTTTTTCAGCTTTCACGCAAGGGGCAAATATTGATATTGATGAGTATTGTGATTTTATAATCAAATATAAAAAGCAAATAACTCATTATGCTCAGTTAGATGTGATAGGAGACGAGGCGGGAACAGAGAGAAATCAAAAGTATATGGAAAGTAGAGGTTTGAATCCATTGCCAGTATTTCATTTTAAGGGCGATTACAAGCGATTAGAGAGACTTTCTCAAGAATATGACTACATATGTCTAGGAGGGCTTGTGCCTCTCGCTAAGAATAAACCCGTTTTAATGGCTCATTTGGATAAATGTTTCTCTATTATTAAAAATAATTGTAAGGTTCATGGTTTTGGAATGACTGGTATGGATATATTAAAGAGATATCCTTGGTATTCTGTTGATTCTACTAGCTGGATTGAGGCTTCTAGGAGGGCAACCTACTATGAATTTAGAAACGGAGAGATGAAAATGTTTTCAACATCAGATAAAAAGAAAGCAAATTACAAATCAATAGGGTTTTCTGGAAAGAAAAAAGGTTTATGGAGACTAAGATTGATTCATTCAATTAAAGAATGGTTAAAATTAGAGAAGTATGTAACAGATTTATGGTTAAAAAAAGGAATAAAATATTAATTAAAAACACGAAAGATGAAAAAAGGATTTATAGATATAGAAGTTAAAAAATTAGTTAAAGCTGATTGGAATTATAAGGAAGAAAATGAGGCTCAGACTGAGAATCTACTTAATAATTTCAAGCGAAACGGACAGATTGAAAATATTTTAATTAGAGAATTGGATACTGGTTTTTATGAAGTTGTAAATGGAAATCACAGAGTCGATGTAATGAAGATTTTGAAAATGAAAAAAGCTCATGCTTATAATTGTGGGAAAATATCATTAGCCGAAGCACAAAGATTAGCGATTGAAACTAACGAAACTAAATTTGAATCTGATAATCTAAAAATGGCAGAATTAATTTCTACTTTATCAAAAGAATTTCCGGTTGAAGAATTATCAAAGACAATGCCCTTTACTGATGAACAAATTAAAAAAATGTCTGAGCTAACTGAATTCGATTGGAGTCAATATGATAACGAAGAAATAGATACTTTTGGAGATACTGAATTTGAAAAGGAAATTAAATTCAAAGTAACGGAAGAAACATTTGCAAGATGGGAAGAGTTAAAAGAGAGGGTAGGTAAATTAGGAGGGTATAATTCAGACGCTAAAGTTTTTGAGTTTGCTGTAATTGAAGCGCTTAATATTCCAGAGGAATGTTTGGGAGTATCGTAATGTTTGGGGTAGGTCTAGCAGTTGGTCTATATATTGCTACACAGATAGGATTGGGTATATCAAGAAATATCGAACGAAATAAATTGGAAGCAAATATTAAAAAATGGGAAGAGGAAGAAAAAAGACGCCGACAAAAATAAAAGAATTACAAGGCACACTCAAACCGGAAAGACAATTAGCAAATGAGATGCAAGTATCTTTGGTTCAAGAAATTCCAGAACCGCCTCAATGGTTAACAGAAATCGGGCAAGAGGAATGGATGAAAGTTTGTGGAGAATTATTTAATAAAAGAATGCTACATCAAATTGACTTACGATTAATTGAGGCTTATTGTAATGCGATGGCTTTACATATTGAAACAGAAATGATGTTGAGAGATAAAGGTAGAATTCAAGTATTCAAAAATTCAGATGGAACAATTAAACATACTCAGTCTGTTCCATTTCAAAAGATAGCAAATGATGCTTTAGATAGAGCATTAAAATTAGCGACTCAATTTGGCTTTACTCCATCTGCTAGAACCTCAATTCAACAACCTACTTTTATACAACAAAATAACGAATACAATTTCTTTGACTAAAGACGAAAAATATTACTTTGACGAAGCGGAAGCAGATAGAGCTGTTGCTTTTATTGAAACAATGATTAGGCATTGTAAAGGAGATTTAACTGGAAAATTATTAGTGTTAGAAGATTGGCAAAAAGATGATTTAATCCGTCCAATGTTTGGATGGAAAGACAAAGAAACCGGTCTAAGAAAGTATAGACAAATCTATTGCTGTATTCCTCGTAAAAATGGTAAATCGACTTTAGGAGCTGCGATAGCTCTTTATATTTTATTTGCTGACTCTGAAAGAGGGGCAGAGGTATTCTCTTGTGCTGGAGATAGAAATCAAGCCGGTATCATTTTTAATATTGCAAAGTCAATGGTTGAGATGTCGCCTCAATTATTTCAAAGGGCTAAGTTATATCGTAATTCAATTATGAATCCATCAAAAGGAAATACTTACAAAGTATTATCATCTGATGCAAAATTACAACATGGACATAATGCCCACGCTATCCTATTTGACGAATTACATACCCAGCCGAATCGTGAACTCTGGGATACGATGGTAACTTCAACGGGGGCAAGAAGTCAGCCGGTTATCTTAGCAATAACGACCGCCGGCTCAAGTAAAACAGATGGTAATATTTGTTGGGAGATTCACGATTATGCAATGAAGGTTCGTGATGGTTTAATTGATGATTCTAGTTTTTTACCAATTATATATGCTGCTGACGAAGATGACGATATCACTTGCGAAGAAGTATGGAAGAAAGCAAACCCTAATTATGGAAAGAGTATCAAAAAAGATTATTTTGAAAAGGAATCTAAAAAAGCAACAGAGATAGTATCCTATGAAAATTCGTTTAAGCGTCTTCATTTGAACATTTGGACTTCATCTGTTACTAAGTGGATTGGTGATAATATTTGGATGGAAAATGCTGAACCTTTTGATTTGGAAACATTAGCAGGGCGAGAATGTTGGGCGGGATTAGATTTAGCATCAACAAGAGATTTATCATCTTTGGTTTTATTATTTCCAATGGAAGATAATTTTATCGTAATACCTTATTTCTTTTGTCCTGAAGATAATATCTATAATAGAACAATGAAAGATAAGATTCCTTATAATCAATGGGAGAGAGACGGGTATTTGATTACTACTCCAGGAGATGTTCAGGATTACGATTTTATAAGAAAAACAATTAATGATTTAGGAGGTAAGTATAATATTAAAAGTATAGCTTTTGATAGATGGAATTCATCTCAACTAGTAGTTAATTTGGTTGATGATGGAGCGAGAATGAGTCCATTCGGACAAGGATATGCTAGTATGTCTGCCCCTACGAAAGAGTTAGAAAAATTAGTATTAAAAAAACAAATAAATCATCTATCTAACCCCGTATTAAGATGGCAAATGCAAAATGTATCTTTGAGAACTGACCCAGCAGAGAACATAAAAGTGGATAAGGCTCGGTCTTCTGAGAAGGTAGACGGGGTTGTGGCTTTAATTATGGCGATTGGGGAATTTCTTACTGATGAAAGTCCAGGAGAATCGATTTATAATGATAGAGGTTTAATAATTATTTAACTATGACAATACCATTAGAAATATTATGTTTGTTAAGTCCGAGAGGGTTTGAAGAAAGGTTTCATTCTCATTGTAAAAATCATAAACATTACTATAAAGCTTATGAAGAAACAGAAAAGGAATACGAATCTTACTTTGGAAAAAGGAGATACGCTAGCTATGATAGTTTTAGAGTAGTAATGAACAGAAAAATGAAACAAAGTTTCAATAATAAAAAATAATTAAATTGTATAATTGCAAAAATTCTTAAAATTTTATGGCTATATTCGATTTTTTCACTAATATATTTTCTGCAAGTGAAAAGCGGTCTGGGAGTTTTATTGACCCCAACTTATATAATCCCGGAGGGGGAAGCGGCATACCGGTCAATTCAGACTCTGCAGTAACTTTTACAGCAGTTTGGGCAGCAATTCGTATTTTATCAGAATCAGTAGCTCAGCTTCCTATCGGAGTAATTGAGAGGGAAGAAAATGGAGATAAAATAAATCGAACAGACCACTTTCTTTATAACATAATTCATAATAAACCGAATGAGTATCAAACAAGATTTGGATTCATTCAGAAAATAATGTATGATTTATGTATCAATGGAAACTCATATGTTCAAATAATAAGAAACGGAAGCGGTAGACCTATTGCTCTGTATCCTATATTGTGTACAGATGTAGAAATAAAAGAATTTGACGACAAATATTATTATTATAATAAAAATACTGGAGATGCTATTGAGTATGAAGAAATGCTTCATTTCAAAATAATGTCTAACGATGGAATGATAGGAATGTCGCCAATAGACACATGCGCAAATAGTATTTCGTGGGGGTTAGGATTAGAGAGATACGGAAATTCTTATTTTCAAAATGGAGCAAAAGTATCAGGAGTCTTACAAACAGACAGAGCATTATCTACTGAAGCAATTGATAGATTAAGGAATTCTTTTGATAT